GCACTACCAGATGGTTCATATACTTATGGTTATAGTGCTGAAGCTCTTGGTAATAAAAACACTTCATTAATAGTTGATTTCAACGGAACTAATGGTGTTACAACTGCTACTGATAACCCTAATGTTTATCAGGATATCAGGATTACTCAACCTAACAGTGGAGTAGGAACTGCTACCAAGATAACCTTAGCAGATTACAGTCAGTTTGGTGCTGACATGCGTTCGGTTGGTTGTGCTGTTGAGTATGGTCAGAAGGGTGTTATTGCTGACGGTGATGGTGTAACACTAAGGTGTTTTGCACTTAACTTTAACCATGTTGGTGCTGGTGGAGATATTACAAATGATCCTAACACAGCAATCCAAGCAAACGAAGTTACTCAAACAGATAATGGTGATGTATCTTATGTAAGTATTGACCAAAGAGGAGACTTTAGAGTTGGTGAGGCATTCTTTGTTGACCAAGAAAATGGTACAGTTGCATTCTCACAACAAGTAACTAGTTTACAAGCATTATCTAATTTAACTATTGCAGACTCTTCTGGTAATAGTAGTCAGATAACACCTACTAGTGGTACATTTGGTAATATTCAACTCTCTGGTAATAACATTGAATCAACCTCAGGTGATATTAATATTGACCCTGCTGGTGCTGGTGATATCAACATCACTGGTGATGTCAATGTCCTAGGTATCTTAACTGCTACAACCATTCAACTGGACGCATTCCAGAAGGGTGATACATCTATTGCTTTAACTGATAGTGGTAGTGATGGCACTATTGTTGCTAGTACCGATGGTACTGAAGCATGGCGTGTTGACGCTAACCAGAAGGTTGGTATTCGTACTGATTCGCCTAGAGACAGACTAGATGTTTTAGATACTGCTAGATTTGAAAGAATTAATGCTACAGGTGTTGTAACAGTAAGCAGTAGTGCAGATGTTAATAACCTTGATGTAGTAGATGCTAAGATCGCTACAGGTCTTGCAACTAACTTTACAGTTGGTCAGACTGTTGGTGATGGATCATTAACAATTAATGCTCCTGTTGGACTTAACAGTCACACAGACCTCCCAGATAATGTTAAGGTAAGAATTGGTTCAGATGATGATTTAACTGTTGAACATGTTGATACAGATGGATTTGCTAACAGAGGTCATACAGTCCTCACTCATGCAAATGGTAATACAACATATAGCAGACTTCAAATAAGAAGTGATTACTTTAGTGTACAGACTGCTGCTGGTAGCAGCGACTTCTTAACTGTCGATAATAAGACACTTAAGTTGATGTATGCTGATTCATCAGCTTCTGGTATTGGTGATAGATTGATTGTTAGAGCATCTGGTTCAGAGATGCTTGGTATCGTCACCTTCAAGGATAACGGTGTTTATAAGGGAGAAGTTGCAATTGGTTCTTCTATAACAGCAACTGCTGGTGTAGTAACTGCTAATGCAGTTGACCTTGCTGATGCTGACATTCTTGATGCTAAGATTAATGCTGGTTTAGCAACAAACTTTGCAATAACAAATGCCAGAATACAGACTGGTATTGCTACTGAAATGACCTTCGCTGGTTTCTCAACCTTCGTTGGTATAGCAACATTCCAAGACGACATATATGTCGCTGGTAACTTAAATGTTATTGGTGATGTTGTATATGATGAAGTTAACGGCAGAAACATTAAAATTACTGGAATTAGTACCTTTAATGAAGTTGTTGTTACTGGAGTTACTACTATATTTGACATTAAGATTGGTGCTGGTAGTTCTACTACTAAGATTGAAACTAATAGCGGCGAACTAGTTCTAGATTCTGCTGCTGGTCAAGTAACAGTTCAAGACAACTTCCAAGTAGTTGGATATGGTACATTCAAGAATGGTTTATATTATCGCTCAGATCAAGGTGGAAGTACTGGTATTGGATACAGTGGTCCAAATGGTATGGGTTACTTTGAAGATGATGGAAGATTAGTAAGTACAGCAAGCACAGTTGGTTTCCTAACTACTTCTAACTATGTAATGACCACAAACGCTTCTGGAGTCCCAACATGGACTGACTCCATCGATGGAGGATTCTTCTAATGGCAAAACCAAATAGTAGGGCAACATTACAAGATTATTGTTTAAGACAATTAGGTGCTCCAATTCTGGAGATTAATGTTGCCGATGAGCAAGTTGATGACTTAATGGATGACTCTTTACAGTTTTTCTATGAGAGACATTTTGATGGTGTTGAGAAAGTAGTTCTCAAATATCAACTTACACAGAATGATATTAGAAAGGGTAGGTCAAGAGGTGGTGGATTTACTGTAGGTATTGCTAGTACATCAACTGCATCTGGTACATTTGAAGAAAATGAAAGTTATCTAACAGTTCCAGATTCTATACTTGGTATAGAAAGAGTGATGGAATTTGATAGTAGTGGACTTAGTAATGGAATGTTTAACTTAAAGTATCAGTTATTTTTAAATGATATTGCTTTTAATATGGGTTATGATGGTCTCCTAAATTATTCTATGACTAAGACATATCTAGAGGATATTAATTTCTTATTGACTACATCTACTCAGATTAGATATAATAAGAGAAACAATAGACTTTATATGGATATTGATTGGGCTTCTGCAACTGAAGGTCATTGGATAATTATTGAATGTTATAGAATTATGGATCCTTCTGATTATAGTGGAGTATATAATGATTCATTCTTGAAGAGATATCTAACAGCAAAGATTAAAAAACAATGGGGTCAGAACCTCATCAAATTCCAAGGAGTAAAACTTCCTGGTGGTATAGAACTTAATGGTCGTCAAATCTATGAAGATGGTGACCTAGAGATAAGAGAGATAGAAGAGAAAATGCTATCTACTTATGAAATCCCAGTCCTTGACATGATAGGTTAATGCCTTTATCTCCATTTTTCCAACATGGTTCACCTGATGAGCAGAGACTGATACAGTCACTGGTCGATGAACACTTGTCTATTCATGGTATTGATGTATATTATATACCAAGGAAACAGATAGTTACTGACGATATCTTAGGTGAAGTTCAGTCATCAAAGTTTAATGATAATTATATTGTGGAAGCATACCTTAATAATTATGAGGGATATGCTAAAGGTAGTGATGTAATGACTAAGTTTGGGATCAACTTACAGAATGAGATTACTTTAACAATATCAAGAGAAAGGTTCGAGGACTTTATCGCACCATTTCAATTTAATTCAACAAATTTAAATGCTGCTAGAGATGGAGATATTGATTTTGGAACTAGACCTAAGGAAGGTGATTTAATATGGTTCCCATTAGGAGAAAGATTATTTGAGATTAAGCATGTTGAGCATGAGCAACCATTCTTCCAGTTAGGTAAGAACTATACTTACGAACTTCAATGTGAACTGTTCCAGTTACAAGACGAGATTATCGATACCAATGTTGCTGGTATAGATGAAAGATTGAGTGAAGAAGGATATATTACAACTGTAAGTCTTGCTGGTATAGGATCTACTGCTCAGGCATCTGTTGACACCTTTGCACTATCTGGTGCATTACAGAAGATTACATTGAATGATGATGGTTCTGGATATACTTCAGTACCTTCTATTAGTGTATCACCATCTCCTGCTGGTGTATCAACATCTCTAGGTCAGGTAGTTGGATTTACAACTACTAAAGGTCAACTTGCTTCCATAGATTATGTTGCTATAACTAATCCAGGTTTTGCTTATGTTGAACCACCTACTATTGGATTTGGAACTCCAGGTGTGGGTGCTGCTGCAACTTCAACATTAACTAATAGTGGTATCGCATCTATTAGAATTACTCAGCCAGGATATAATTATGTTTCTCCACCTATTGTAACAATTCAACATCCTCAGTATGTTGACAAACAGTATCAGTTTACTGGTATTGCAACTGCTGGAATGATGGAGATTGTTGGTATTAATACTATGGCAAATATTGCTATCGGTCATACTATTAACTTCAAGACTTTTGGTGCTGTGACACTTATTGGTGGTGCTAAAGTAACATCTATTGGTACTAGCAGTGTTGGTATTGGTACTTCCCTTGGTGGTACTGGAACTGCATCTGGTGTTACCTTTGTTGGTACTGGTGCTATGGTTGGTGCTAAGGCAGGTCAAGTACAAGCAACTGCTGTTGCCACATTGTCCAATGATGCAATGTTTAGAATATATCTAACGGATGCTGGTGTTGGTTATGAAGCAACTCCAACTGTTTCTATCAGTGCTCCATTGAGTATTGGTGTTGGAACATATCACATAAATGAAAGGGTTGTTGGATCACTATCTGGTGTTGAAGCATATGTTCAGAAATGGGATGCTGCTAATAGAAAACTAGAAGTATCGATAAATACTGGAGAGTTCTACTCTGGTGAGTACATTACTGGAACTGCATCTTCTGCTAGATACCAAGTATTCTCTTATTCTGATGATATAAGTACTCAAGCACAAGGTGATGAATACTTTATGAATGATGAATTTGAAACTGCTGGTGATGCTCTTCTCGACTTCACTGAAAATAACCCATTTGGTATAGTATAATGTTAGGCACTTATTTTTATCACGAGATATTAAGGAAAACAATTATCGCTTTTGGTACATTATTTAACGATGTTCATATTCAGCATGATGATAGACAAGGCGGTACTATTAGCGAAACTAAGGTTCCATTGATATATGGTCCTAAGCAAAAGTTTCTTGCTAAACTTCAACAACAAGAAGAATTAACAAAAGCAACTGCAATAACATTACCTAGGATGTCATTTGAAATGACTTCTATGAATTATGATTCTAGTAGAAAGTCAAGTATAACTAGAACTTTTAAAGCAGTAGATGCTGATAATAAAGCAAAGAAAGTATATTTACCAGTACCTTATAATGTAGGGTTTGAACTTAATGTAATGACTAAGTTGAATGATGATGCGTTACAGATTGTAGAACAGATACTTCCATTCTTCCAACCAGCATTTAATGTTACAATAGATCTAGTAAGTTCTATTGGAGAAAAAAGAGATATACCAGTTGTATTAGAGAATATATCATTCACTGATGAGTATGAAGGGGACTTCTCAACTAGAAGAGTATTAATGTATACATTCCAGTTTGTTGCTAAGACCTATCTATTTGGTCCTGTTGCTGAGAGCACAGATGGTCTTATTAAGAAGGTTCAGGTCGATTACTATGCAGATACTAATGTTCAGCAAGCTAAGCGTGAGATGAGGTACACGGTTACCCCAGATCCAATTACTGCTGGACCTGAAGATGACTTTGGATTCAGTGAAACTACTACTATGTTTGATGATTCCAAGAAGTATAGCCCTACTAGACAGGAGGATGTATGATCCCACTACCTGAAATTCCTTATGACCCTTGGTTCAATGAACCGCACAATCCCCTTGATGATATGCCTATAGCAACTAATGATAGGTTTGATATGTATGGATCATCTGATGCAGATGATGCTTTTAAGCCACAATATTCATCAAGGCATGAATCGACCCCTGAGTTTGAGAAGGAAGCAGAAGAAGTAGTTACTATGCATGAAAAGGCATATAGGATTGCTACTGCAAAATACAATCCATTTGCTATAGGTGGATCGGAAAGTATTCATGATTTTGAAGGAGGATCAGAAAATGTCCAAAAAAATTGACAAAGCATTAAATACTTCTTCTGAAGTAGTAGAAGTTGAAGCTACAGATATACCCGAAAATGGGGGTGCTAAAAGAAAAGATCAACTAGCAAAAGTTGATATAGATAAAGACTATGAATATACTCGTGGTCAGTTATATTCCTTAATAGAAAAGGGTCAAGAGACTCTTAATGGTATTATGGAGGTTGCCGAAGAATCAAGTTCTCCAAGAGCATATGAGGTTGCAGGTCAGGTACTAAAGTCCACTGCTGACATTGCTGATAAGTTAATGGATCTTCAGAAGAAAGTTAAGGAGATTGATGAGACCAAACATAAGACTACAAACAATGTTACCAATAATGCTATATTCACTGGTAGTACTGCAGAGTTGCAGAAGATGATTAAGCAAGGGTTTCTAGATGCTAAATAAGAGCTAGTTACACTTATAACTATGCCTGAAGAAATAAAGGAAGAAGTTGTAGAGGAAGAAACGAAAGGTCCACTACAAAAACTTAAAGATAAGATCCTTCCAGATGAAGATGAGCAAGCAGCGATCATTAGTACATTTGTTCGCCTTGGGGTCTTGGTGTGGTCAGGTGGAATATTGACTTTGAACTATGTGGCAATTCCAGGAGTGCCACAACAGAAAATAGATCCGACATTTATAGCTTCAGTTTTTACAGGAGTTTTAGCTAGCTTTGGAATTCAGACAGCTAGTAAGAAGGGTGATGGAACTATGAAGATGAATGGCAATGGTAATGGTGGACCTCCTCCTGTTACTGCACAAGATATAGAAGCTATCATAGCAAAAGCACCTGCTGGTCCTGTTCAAACTATTAGAGTTGAGCAAGCACCACTTAAGATTACGACTGATACTAAATCAGACGAAACATTTAAAATGTGATATAATAACCATATACGAGGTTACTACAATGCAAAAATTAGTTAATGTACTTGCTGTTGCGTCTGCTGCTGTATCTGTTGCCGTTGTTGGCAGTGGGTTATATGTATATGTCAACAGGGATTCCATCATTGATGGAATTAAATCACAGGCTTTGGAAGCAATTACTGGATCTATTGGAGTTCCTGGTTTAGGAGGAGATCTTCCTGTAGGTGCTCCTGATCTAGCACCATCAAATCCATTGGCAGGTGAAAATGCTGCTGTTGGTGGACCAACAGTTTTTTAAATAATGCAAATCAAATCTATTACACCACCCGTAACTGGGTGGTTAGAAATTGATTTGGATGAAGATATTATCACACATCTTAATAAACTAATAGATCAATCTAAAATTGATAATATTAGTATGAAAGATAGTCTAGCTGGTCATATATCATCCAGTTTAGAATTGAAGGACAAAGAGGATTATCTTATGGATAATCTTCTAATTAATTGTGCAAATCAGTTTGATCAGGCATTTCCTTCAGCAGCAAAACTTATTAATCATATTGGGACTCAACAACGATTAATTTTAAATTCTTTATGGGTCAACTTCCAAAAGAAACATGAGTTTAACCCTATGCATGATCATAGTGGTGTATTTTCATTTGTAATATGGATGAAGATTCCTACTGATTGGAAGGAACAATCTAAGTTACCTTTTATGGAAGGGCAAAATCATTCTAGTGTATCAAATTTTGAGATTACATATATGGATACTGATTTCACTTTAAATCAATCTTACTACCAAATGAGTCCAGAAATGGAAGGAAAGATGCTATTCTTTTCTTCAAGATTAAAGCATGGGGTATATCCTTTTTATGAATCTGATGGTACTAGAATTAGTATCTCTGGAAATTTAATGTATGCATAAATAATTCACCGTAACAAAAAGTAATGAAAAAAGTAAAAGAACTTGCTTACAAAGTAAAAGAATTTGATAAGAAGTGGGCAAAAAAGATTCAGGACAAATTTAATTTGACTGATTATCAGATGCTTTGTATTTCATTTGCTAAAGGATTAGTAATTGGTGCGTTGATACTCTAACACAGTCAGTGAGTCAACACACAATTAGGTATTAATTACTACCATGCTATAATAAATAATGACAGTATGGGATTGAAACTATCATGCCCCTGACTAAGCATTATACAGTCGGTTATCACGACTCACAACTTCGTCA